GCCAAGAGGACCCGCTGGAATGGATCTCCTGGCTTCCGGTGCAGGCCTCCTTCCTGGCGGATCCGGCGCCGATCAAGCTGCTCAGGGCCGGCAACCAGGTCGGCAAGACCATGGCGGGCTTGGCAGAGGTGCACTTCCAGGCGCTCGGCAGGCACCCGCTGCGTCAGGTGGCCGCCCGCCCGCCGGGCGCGCGGTGGGAGGCCTGGGTGGTGTGCGCTTCGTGGCCGCAGTCGCTCGCCATCCAGGAGAAGCTCTGGCAGGTGGCCCGGCGCCACCTGATCGACGATTGCCGCTTCGATCCGGTCAACGGCTTTCACGCCAACAAGCCGGCGGCCATCTACAAGAACGGCGCGATCGTCCGGTTCAAGACGAGCAACCAGGACTCGCTCGATCTGGCGGGCGCCACGATCAACCTCGTGCTCTTCGACGAGCCCCCGCGGCCTACGGTGTTCGCTGAGGTGCTCCAGCGCGTGAAGCGCCTTCAGGGGCAGGTGTGCCTCACGCTCACCCCCATCGGCGCCCCGGTGGACTGGCTGCGCGCCATGGTCGAAGAGGGCACGATCTCCGAGCATCACACCCGGCTCACGCCGGAGGCTCTCGTGCCGATCGGGGAGCACGAACCGCTCAAGCTGCCGGACGGGCGCCCGATGGACGCGGCCTGGATCGCGGAGGCGGAGCGCGTCTGCCTGCCCTCGGAGCGCGACGTGCGCATCCACGGCGGTTGGGAGACACGGACGATCACGCGCGTCTTCGACGCCTTCGACACCGGCCTGCATGTGCGGCCGATCACCGGGCTGCCGGAGGGGGAGTGGGAGCTGGTCTTGGGCCTCGATCACGGGACCAAGGAATACAAGCAGAGCGCCATCCTGGCAGCGGTGCAACGCCCGGTCAAGGAGGCGGACCCCTACCGCGTGATCGTCCTGGACGAAGACGTGGGCGCCCACGCGCGGTCCCAGAAGGCAGACGCCCTCGCCTTGCTCGAGATGCTCGATCGCAACGGCTTCTCCTGGAAGGACTTGGACGAAGTGTGGGGCGACCGCATCCACATCGGCGGCACCGGTGACAAAAAGGCCAACCGCGACCTCCAGGCGAACCTTGCGCGGCTGCTTCACGTTGACGAGCGGAGCCTCAAGCCGGGCATCCTCACCGTCAAGCGGGGCGTCGGCCGCAACAAGGGCTCCGTGATGGCGGGCTGCCGTTGGATCTACCAGCTCATGGTGGAGCCGGGCGCCTTCATCATCTCCCCGCGGTGCGCCCACCTGATCGACGCCCTCGAGAAGTGGCAGGGCGCCGACGATGTGCACAAGGACAAGCTCGATGCGCTCCGCTACGCGCTACAATCGCACATCTTCCGGCGGCAGGCTACGTTGTCCCGGGCGTCCGCTGCGCGCACCCTCCGCTTCTACTGAGGCCCTCGATGTACCCTCGTGACGCCCTTGGCTACGCGCCGCCCTCCGCTCCTGACGAGACGACGCGGGCCCGCTGGGAAGAGACCCGGCGGCGCCGCCGGCTTCTGGATGGCGTGTGGCGCTCGGACCTTGAGCGCCACCTCGAGCGCCACCTGGGCAGCGTCCGGCGGGAGGCTTGGGGCCCCGTGTCCCTCGCGGCCAACGTCTTCGAGGCCGGTTGCCGTGAGCTCTCCGTGCTCTACGATCACGAGCCCGAAGTCACCCATGAGCGCAGCGAAGCGGTCGGCATCGAGCGCCAGCTCCGCATCGCGGGGCTGTGGGGTCTCATGGCGCGGACTCAGTTCTACGTCACCGGCCTGCGGGAGATGCTGATCCGCGCCCACGTCGCCGAAGACGGGCGGCTGCGCTTCCGGCCGGTCTACCCGGACCTGGTGTGGGCGGACGCCCCGGTGGACGCGCCCGAACAGCCGCGCACGGTTCACGAGTACCGCTTGCGGCACATCGAGGGGCACGGCCCGGAGCCCGTGTGGACGGTTGACGTGCTCTCCGTCGCAGACCCGGAGGCGCCGGTCTACCGCGTTCACCTGCTCACCGGTGGGGGTACCCTCGGAGAGGACATCTCCGGCGCCACGCTGGGCGGCGACTTCTCCGGGGAGGCCTACCCCTACCGGCGCGCGGACGGGCGCCCGGTGCTGCCCTACGTGCTCTACCACGCCGTCCGGCCGGGGGATCGCCTCTGGGACCCCTACGCCATCCAGGAGGTGGTTGACGGGTCCCTGGATATGGCGGTGTTCTCTGCCTTCGTGGCGCACTCCTTCCGTGACTCTTCGTGGCCGCAACGCTACGTCGTCAACCTCGAAGTGGACGCGGCAGAGGTGGTGGAGACGCAGAACGGCCGGCGCTCGGAGGTGGTCACTGATCCGGCCTCCTTGCTCCGCTTCCGGTCGGCGCGGGACACGGAGGACGCGGGGCAGCCCATGGTTGGGCAGTTCCAGGCCGGCGCGGACGTGGAGAAGATGCAGGGGGTCCTGGAGTCCATGACCGCCCGCCTGGCTGTCTCGATGGGCGTGCCGCCCTCGGACCTCCAGCGCATGACCTCCACGGCCCGGAGCGGCGCCGCCATCGCCCTCACGAACGAGGGCAAGCGGACGGCGCAGCGGCGGGCGGCGGTCTCCATGCGGGACTCTGACGAGCGCCTGGTTGCGCTGAGCGCCATCCTGCTCAACCGCTACCTGGGCTTCCCGGCCGGGGCTGGGTTCCCGGAGTCCGGCTACCAGGTTCGCTACAAGGAGCTCCCCCTCAGCCCTGACGAGCGCCGGGCCCGGCGGGAGGACGTGCTCGCACTACTGGCTGCCGGGCTGATGACGCAGGCAGAGGCCTACCAAGAGATGCACCCCGGCCTGTCCTTCGAGGTGGCAGAGCGCCGCGTGCGCGAGCTCGAAGAGCGCACCGCGGAGATCACGCCGGTGGCGCCCCCGCCGCCCCCGGCCCCCGCTCCCGCGGCCCCCGCCGCCGCCCGCGCTCCGGCGCCCTCGATCTCCGCTGACGACCTGGCAGAAGAGATCGACGGCGCTCAAATCGCCTTGGGCGCCGCCCTGGCGCTCAACCCCGGCGGGGAGGTCGAAGCGTTCCTCCGCACGGCGATGGAGTCGCTTGACGAGGTGCTTGCCATCGTCGCTGACGACGAAGAGGACGCGGACTGATGCCCCTTCGTCCCCCCGCCGACGTGGCCGCGGCCGCCGCCCGGGGCCTCGAGGTGCGCGCCACCAAGCCTCCCTCGGAGCGCGGCGGAACGGAGGTGGGCTTGGCCCGCGCCCGCGACCTGTCGAACCGCCGCGTGGTGTCCTTTGACACCGTGCTCCGCATGGCCCGGTACTTCGCGCGGCACTTGATCGACCGGGACGGGTCCACCTGGTCTGAGCAGGGCAAGGGCTGGCAGGCTTGGCAGCTTTGGGGCGGTGACGCTGGCGTGCGCTGGGCGCTCACTGTCATGCGGCGGGAGGCCCCCGCGCTCTACGAGGCCTTCATCGAGACCCGCACGGGGCGCAAGCTCCGTGAGCAGTTCACTTCCTCTGGAGAGAGTCAATGAGCAACGAGACGGCGGACACGGTTCCCTACGCCCGGTTCCGGGAGACCATCGAAAAGCTCCGGGAGGCTGAGGCCCGGATCGCCAACCTGGAAGGCGAGGTCAAGCAGGCCGGCACGGCGGCGCAGCGCGCCGCGGCCCTCGAGGCGGAGCTCACCGCGGCCAAGCAGGCGGCGGAGGCGACCGCCACCCGCTTCGACCGCTGGAAGGCGCTCACCGGCGCCGGCATCTCGCACCCTGACTTGGCGGCGGCCATCGAGGCGGAGTACGACCGCATCCAGCCGGGCAAGGACGGCGCGCGTCCCGATCTGGTGGAGCTCGTCTCCGCATGGAAGAGCAAGCCGGATGAGGCCCCCTTCCTCCTTCGCCCGCACCTTCAGGCCTTGGCCCCCGCCGCCCCGGCGGCCCCTGTCGCTCCTTCGGGGGCGCCCGGTGCGGCGGCGGGCTTCGGCGGTGCGCGCGTGCCCGGGGCCCCCGTCCCGGCGGCCGATCGCGGCGCGGTCCAGCCGGCTCCCACGGCCGGCGCTTCGGGCAAGCTGACGCCCGAACAGTGGAAGGCAACGCGCGCCAAGCTCATGGGCGGTTGACGGCTTCGGGGCCGGGTGGTAGCCTATCGACGGCCCCGGGTCGCTCCCCGTAAAACGCGTCGGCCTCGACACCCTCCACCGCGTTTTGGAGTGCCAACATGGCCAACGAGATCTACTACAGTGGTCTGGGCGATCTGACCGTCGCCGAAGTCATCCGCAACGAGCTCATGCTCCTTCTGGCCGACCGCGCCGACCTCTCCGCGCACCCGGCCATCATGCAGCTCGGCGACGTGGGCGCCCAGGGCTCCACCGTCGTCAAGATCCCGCTGGCGGGCCTCGATGGCTACGACGTGATGACCTCGGTGGCGGAGAACGCCTCCAGCTCCAATGTCGCCCTCACCGACGCCTCCGCGACCGTCACCATCGCCCGCTACGCGCTCCAGCGCGAGATCTCGGGCCTGGCGCAGATCACCTCCAGCGTCGGCCTCCGCAACCTGCTCCGGTTCCTCTCGGACATGGTGGGCGGCTACCGCATGGCGAAGACCGCGGCCCTCGCCACGGCGGCCTCCGGCTTCACCTCCGTCAAGGGCACCACCGGCACCGCCATGACGGTGGAGACCTTCCTCAGCGCCCGCTACGCGCTCCAGCAGGCCAACGTGAACGGCCCGCTGGTCTCCATCCTGTACCCCAAGCAGGTCACGGAGCTCCAGGACTCGATCGCCTCCCTCGGTGGCGCTCGTCAGTACAAGGAGCCGACCCAGGACATGATCGACCGCTTCGGGCAGGGCTACCAGGGCTCCTTCGCCGGCGTGGACATCTTCGCCTCCAGCAAGGTGCCCTCCGCCAACGCGGGCGCCGACTCCAAGGGCGCCATGATGGGCTACGGCGCGCTCGCCCAGGCCTTCGCCTCCCCGCCCCCGGTCCCCGGTGCGGAGGGCTCCATCGTCGTCGCCGACGGTGGCCAGGTCGCCGTCGAGTTCGAGCGCAGCGCCAGCGCGGACCTCACCAAGATCGTCGGCCGGAGCTACTTCGGTACGGCGAAGGTGCAGGACGCTCTGGGCGTGGCCATCCTGTCGCGCCGCTGATCGTCTCGGGGTCGGCTGGGGAGGCCCGGGGCCTCTCCAGCCCGGCCGCCTACCCGGCCGGCCCCGTTTGCCTTCGCCCCGGATCACTGGAGAGTCAATGCCCATCATCAGCCACGGAGCGGCCCCGTCCACCGGCGCCCTGCCCGTCATGCAGAGCTACGGAGGCAACCAGGGCCTCCCCACGGACCCGTCCCCGGAGTTCTTCCTGCGGGCGCACCCGTTCTCCTGGAACATGGACGGCGACGGCAACCTGTTCCCGTGCCTCGATCGGCTCTGGAAGATGCCCGGGCTCAACAACGTGGACGAGTTCGGCGACACCTCGATGGCGGAGGCCATCTCCAGCAAGGAGGGGTGGAAGACCATCCCGCTCGAGGCCGCGGAGGCCGGGGACACCCCGGACGGGCGCCCGGGCTACCTGCGCGGCTACCCGACGCGCCGCGGCGGGATGGTGTGGGTGACGGCCTGGGAGTCGCCCGAAGTTCTGGCTGACCGCGTGGTGTGGCACTCGGACCAGGCCGGCTACCGCAAGTGGCTGGATGCCCTGGTGACTCGCGGAGTGGTGGCGCGGCCGCACGCCTCCGTTGTCGAAGAGAAGATCCAGGAGCTCGTGTCGCAGCTTCAGCAGGCGCAGAGCCAGGCGGCCTTCAGCCCGCCGGCCGCGGCCCGCGTGGATGGCCTGCGCGTGCAGCTCGACGGCCTCAAGGCCTTCGCCGCCGGGGGCGCTGCCCCGGCTCCCCGTTCCCCCAAGAAGTGAATAGGAGGCCGCATGGCCGCTTCGACTCTCGCCTCCCGGGCCATCGGCCGCAACGAGCTTGAGCTCAGCTTCGGGCTGCCGATCACGGACGCCGTGGCGGCCGCCACCACCGAGACGCTCGATCTCGGCTCGATCCCGGCGAACGCCATCATCCGTGAGGTCATCCTCGAGAAGATGGTCTCCGCGGCGCACCCCACGGCCACCGCCGTGGCTGTCGAGATCGGCACCGCCTCCGATCCCGATGCCTTCGTCACCTCCACGTCGATCCTGTCGGCCGGGCCGACGCGCACCTGGACGCCCACGGCGGCCGGCCCCTACGCGCCGACCTCCGCCGTGGCGCTCAAGTGCAAGATCACGGCCGACGCCAACCTGGGCAACGGCACGGCTACCAGCTTCACCGCGGGCTTCATCGGGGTGCGCGTGATCTACCACCTCATGCCCCTCCTGACGGCCTGAGATGAGCTACCCCGCCGCCCGCTTCCAACTGGTAGACCTCCTGGTGCGGGGGGTTGACTCCGCGTTGTCTCTGCGCATCGAGCAGAACGGCGCAGCGGTCACGCCCTCTGCGCTCACGGTGAGCGTCTACCGGCCGGACGGGTCGGCGCTGGTGTCGGCGGCCTCCGTCACCCCGGCGGCCACGAGCTCCTACACCGTGGCGGCCGCTACCACCGCTCAGGAGGCCCTCGGGGACGCCTGGCGTGTGGAGTGGACCGCCACGGTGGGGGGCGTGCCCACGGTGTACCGGAACGAAGCGGCGCTCGTGCGCACCAAGCTCCACCCGGTCATCACGGACACGGACCTCTACAACATCGCCTCCGGCCTCGATCCGACTTCGCCCACGGCGTTGACCTCGGAGACGACCTACAGCCAGTGGCGCGACGAAGCGTGGAACCAGATCAACGCGCGCATCATCGGGCAGGGCCAACGCCCCTGGCTGGTCATGTCGCCCGTCGCCATCCGGGACGCGCACCTCTACCTGAGCTTGGCGCTCATTTTTGAGGACCTCGCTACGCGGCTCAACGAGGCCTACGAGATGCGGGCGGCCTCCTACCGCCGGCACTACGAGGCGGCCTGGACGCGCCTCAACTTCCGCTACGACGCGGACGAGCTGGGGCAGCTTGTCGATGACGACCGGCGGCGCTCCAGCCGCGGGCCGACCTTCCTCAGCGGGGGGCGGCGCTCATGGCTCTACTGACGCGCACCCAGCTCCGGCAGCGCATCCAGGCGGCGGTCGCCACGATCGCCGGGCTGCGCGTGTCGGCCTTCGCGCCGGAGCTCTTCGGCGACGATTCCGCGCGGGAGATGGCCGGGCGGTTCGCGGTGGGCCTGGGCGTCACCGAGCCAGCGCCTCAAGATCGGCAGCTTCGCACGGCGGAGGGCGTCTACGTGCAGACGCCGGTGATTGTGCGATTGGCGCACAAGCTGCGGGCGGACGCTCAGGTGGCCGATCTCGATGCCGCCTCCAATGCGGCCGACACGGCGCTGGTCAAGGTCATGGCCCCCGGCAACCTGGCGAGCTGCCAGATCTACTTCGTGCGCGCCAACCAAGAGCTGACCCCTCAAGCGGAGTTCATCCTGTCCACGCTTGAGTTCCTCGTCTACCACCGCGTCCCCACCGTCTGAGGAGGCCCCATGGCTTTCGATACCGTTGTCCGGCATGACACCGATGGCTCCATCACCCTCCTCGATGGCACCGGAACCCCCGTGACCATCGTGGTCCCCTTCACCCAGGGCGACCTCACGATCGACGGCCTGTCCAAGGACCTGCGGGAGGTGGTGGCCTACCAGACCCGCGGCACCCTGCACTCGATCCGCTACGGGGACAAGACCTTCCCCACGATCTCCTTCACGGCGATGCTCTCCACCGTGATGAGCGCCTCCCTCGAGAACGCGGTGGACTTCCTCCGCAAGTCCAACGTCTACAGCGCCAACACCACGCAGAGCACGAACAGCCCGGAGGTCTTCACGGTCGGCCTCAAGCTCACCATCGAGGGCACCAACCACGGCCTCTCCAAGGACGACACGATCACGCTCACCAACGTGGCGTGCACGTTCTCCATCGGTGAGGGCCGCCCCAACGTCCTGACGGTCAACGGGACCGTATACGGCTCCGTCACCTTCGCCTGATCTCGGTTCACTGGAGAGACGAGATGACCACCATCACGATCGACGGGGCAGCGCACGCGCTCAGTCCGTGCACGCCCTCCCTGGCCTGGGAGCTCGCAGAGCTTGCGGGCAAGAACCCGGCGGCCGCCCAGGGCGCCGCCTTGGACCTCTGCCTGCCTCCGGGCATCTGCCCCGTGGCACCGATCTCCCGCGCCCACGCTGTCCCGCTGGCACAGTACGGGCGGGAGGTGATCGACTACTTCCTGTCCCGCAAGGTCGGGTACGGGGAGGTGCGGCTTGCGGGCGCCCAGGCGCTTGAGCTCGCGGTCCAGCCCTGCCTCACGGAAGCGGAGGTCAAGGCGGCGGCGGGTTTCTCCGCGCCCGGGGGGAGTTCGACCGGGTGATCATCCAGGTCTGCCGGGAGTACGGGCAGCCGCCATCGTGGTGGGCTACCCTCTCCCGGCAAGATCAGACGCTCATCCTGGCGGATCTCCGCCTCCGGGCGGACGAAGCAGAACGCAGCAAGCGCAAGAGGTGACGGGTGGCTGACTTCGGAGTGAAGCTGAACACCCGGGCGCTCAAGGCCATCCAGGAGCGGCTCCTGGGTGCGCCCCTCCGGGAGAAGCTCACCCAGGCCCTCACCGGTGTGGCAAAGGGTGTGGAGACGACGGCAGAGCGGGAGTGGCCGGTGGAGCGCAGCCCGCGCACGGGCCTCGAGCTGAGCGGCCCGGCCTACCAGGCGCAGGCCCGCAAGAAGGGGCACTCCGTCGCAGAGCACAGCGCCGCCCTCTTCGGCATCCGCATCGACCAACGCCCCTTCGGCGTGGCGGTTGTGCTCTTCAATCGCGCGGAGTGGGCTTACAAGATCCGCTCCCGGCAGATCGGGCTTGGCCCGGGGCAGCGCATCGCCTGGGCACGCCGGAAGCGCGGGGAGTCTATCGACGACTACTACGCGCGGATCGGCAGCGGCGCGCGTCCGAAGCACGCCTGGTCTGTCCTGGTGAGGGACCCGGGCCGGCGGGCTAACAAGGCGCTGGCAGAGCGCATGGCCGTTGAGGCGGCGGAGGTGGCAAGTGGCGGCTAACGAGTCGGTCAGTCTGACCTTCGAGGCGGACCTCTCCGCCCTGCGCAAGGAGCTCGCCCAGGTCCCCGGCCTCACGAAGAAGGAGGCCGATGCGGCGGTGCGGCAGCTTGAGATCAGCTACCGCAAGGCGGAGGTGGCGGCGAAGAAGGCGGCCTCTGCGCAGGCGAAGGCATCGCGGCAGGGCGCCGACGCCACGAAGAAGGCTTCGCAAGAGGCGGTGGGTGGGCTCCTTGAGCTTGGAGACGCGGCCGGCTTCAGCAAGGACACGGTGGAGAAGCTCGG